CTTTAAAAGCCTGTATTTTAGAAGTTATCATATCATATGAATTTTTTAAAATTAGATCGTTTACTGATATTGTATCCATATAATCTATATAAGAGTTTCTTGTTCTTTTATAATATTTTTTTAAATTTTTCTCATTGTCCTTTCTCAATTTTTCTTGATTTTTATTCATACGTGGAATTTTTTCTAGATTAATCCTATTATAATTTTCATCAAAATAAAATGACATTAAAGATCTTCCTTCTCTTTTATATATTCTATCATCTTTTGCAATATTATTTAAATAATCTCCATAAATCAAAAATTCTTTAATTGAAATAAATAGTCTTCCACCACATATCAAGGGTAGAGATTGAAGAAAATGATTATCAATATCTTTTTTAAGAACTTCTTTAATGTCTCCTTTTATTTTATTTAGTTTATTTTCATTATATTTATAAGACATCATTTCTATCAACTCTGATATAATGTTATCATTTGACTTCATTAAATAATTAGAAGATCTAGATATCATTGACAAATAATTTACATCAATATAATGTGAATTTCTGCTAGAAAATATCATACTAATTGTCTTCAATGGATTCTCATATATTATACCAAGGAAATTTTGAATAGATAACATCTCAGATATATACCTTGAATAAGAATTCTTTGTTTGTGATGGTGTCAATGCAAATAGATAATTTATTTTTTCATTCATTATTATAAATTTTAATTTAATGTCTTTTATATTTTTGTTCAGACAAACAATTTCATTTTTATCATCAGAATGAACAATTTGATAATGAAAAGGGACATCTAATTTATAATTTTCTTTAACATAAAATTTAAAGCATTCCTTCATATATATTTGATCCAATTCATGAACAAAAGAAGATATATTATGAAACAAACCTTGTGGCCATCCATATGTCATTTTAATGAAATACAATTTATTGTCAGTATATCTGATTTTTTTTTCATTTTTCATATCTTCTTTAGATAATTTAGATAAATACATATATGAAATATTTTTCAATTTTAATATATTACTGAGATTATTATTATTCACTGTTTTATCTTTATTAAGATATAAAATTTCTGGAACTATTATATAGAAGTCACTTAAATAATTTAAACATTCAAGGATTAAATTACACACTTTTTCTTCAAAGAATTTTTTTTCATACATCAATGTCACAGTTGCAATAAATTTCTCTTTTAAATCTTGATTTGAATATGATCCCATATCTCCATTTAAAATTAACAAATAATCATCTTTTGACATATTTTTCTTAGATGCTTTACTTTGTGCAGATATTAAATTATATTTTAAACTAGATGACTCTACAACAGTTTCTCTTTTTGTTCTTTTATTTATAATTTTGAAGAATGTTT